AGGAAACTCAATAGTTAAATCACCTGCAGTGGCACTTACTGTACCACCAAAGTCAACTACTGCAATAGCTTTATTAGATTGTGATGCGTTATAAATAATACAACCATCTGCTGATGTAGTCACATTTGCAAAAGTCTCATCTGCAAAGTCCACAATAGCTGTTGTACCACTTACTGAGATAGATGCACTATCAAGTACATTACCACCTGCACTATAGTTTGTACCAGATGACTCATCAGAGTTACCTGTTACATCACTGTAATTAGTTGTAGCTGCACCATATGTGCCGCTAGGTGAAGCCTTAATCAAAGCAAGTTTAATACTATTAGTATCCAAATCATGGATACCACCAAGTAGCTCTGACTTGAAACTTGTACACATTGCTGTTGTAATACCCATAATAAATCCTTTTGATAGGTAGCCTAAAGGGGCCACTCGAAAGTAGCCCCTAAAGTTATTTTAGATTTGATCACGCTGGGCAATAGCAGCCTCTGTGTGAGCAGCAGAAATATCTGCAATTACTGCATACACACGTAAGCGTCCAGTTGCAGCAGCGGCACCAGCGATTGTTACATCAATGGTATCAGCAGCACCAACAAGAGCCAATGCAGCAGCAGCATAAGTAGAAGCTGCACCTGTATTAACAACGTTAGCTTCACCGTTAGTACCTTTTGCAAGATACGTACCTGCAGCAGCATCTAAAGCTGCACCATCGATGATGTCATCACCGCCAGCAAAGTCAATATTACAAGTACATGATGCAGTAAAAGATTTCATAATCTCTGCACCACCTGCAAGCATTACAGACTCTGCTGGAATCTCCAACAGTTGAAAAATGTCACCGTCTGCAATAGTAGCACCTGCAGCAATCATGGCATCAATATCCAAGATAGCTTCAATGGTACGTACTGCGTTACCTACTACAGTGGGAACAGCAAGAACGTCTGCACCAACACCAGCAGTATCAACGGAAGTCATGTCAAAAGTAGCCATAAGTTATCCCTCCCCTTACGCTGCGTTATATTTGGCAGTAACGATTGCTTCTGGGCGAAGAATCTTTCTACCGTATAGGTGCATACCACGAACAATGTCAGCAAAGCTGTCAGGGTCACGATATGTTTCCGTCTTGTTGATTTGCTCAGCAGTTGCTACAGCAGAATCATGTCCACCAACAATAACACCATAGTTAGTGTTCTGGTTTGCAGAACCTGTGGTTCCTGGACCAGTACCTACCGCTGGCAGGTTTGATGAAGTGTACATACGGAAACCGTGGAAGTTATTAACGACAAGGCCGTTACGCAGTCCACCTGATTCACCGTAGTCTGCATTTAGGAAGCGTGAATCTTCGTCACGAAGAAGCTCCATAAATACCGGGTCAACTACCAGCCAACGTCCTTGAGTATCAACTTGCTGTTGATCCAAGAGGCGAGCCATACGAGCAACAACCATTGCTGGTGAAGCTGTAGCAGTTGGTAGTGCAGTAGCACCAGGCAAACGTGCTGCCAGTGGGATCGAATGATCACCAGCAGAACCAGTTGTGATATTGCCCATAGAACCCTTGATGATCTTCATTGATGTCAACAATTCATCACTACCAGCAGTGCTAACAGACTTGCTGCCATTTACGACATCATTAGCTGTATCTGCTTGAGAATGCAAAGAAGACTGTTTGAAGCCAGACAAATAACCTAGAACGTCTTGGTCATACTGGTCAGCCAAACGATAAGCTGCACGATCCGTTGCAAGACTCATAAAATTGATGTGACTATGAGCCTCTTCAATATCATCCATCTTAAACGCAAAGTAGTTAGCTTTGTCTACAGTCAACTGAAAATCATCATCTTCAAGATCTTGTGCTGTAACCTGAGTACCACGAGCGTATTGGCTAACGGAAATTTCAGGTTCTTTAATAATTCTGACTGTATCGCCTTGAGCAGCAATCTCGCCAAAATAATCTGAGTTAGTAATTTCTCCTACTACAGTAGACTTGCGAAAGGCAAGCTGTACCTGCTTGGAGTAGATTACGGGGCTAAAGTTACCATTAGGTAAATTCCCATAACCTGTTGCGGATGTAAAAGCCATAATAAATCCTCCTTAGATGTTTGTTGGCTTATGATATTTAAGCCCAAACTTAACGTAAGAGGCTAATCTTTCTAGGGTGCAATCTATTCTATCAAGGGCCATTGTTAGAATAGTTGGGCCTATACTTAACTAGGTAGGTCTTATCTTAATTGTTTGGCTTAGTTGGTTAGAGTATAAAGGTAGCTAATATCATTAGGGCTTTACACTCTTTTCTTAACATACACAGTTATACATATTAATTCTGTAATGTCAATACTTTTTTAACGTGCACCCCCAGAAATATCATAAATAAACTTGCCACTACGGATAGCTTCCATGATTGAGTCTGCATTAGCCTCATACTGCTGTGCTGTCATCTTTTGTACAGCAGACTCACGGATACTTCCTGACAGGTCATTATTCTCTGGCTTGGTAGTACGTCTTGTTTTAACTTCTGATGCAGCCTGTTTAGTAGAACGCTGTTTACCTTTTACGTCCATATTGTTATCAATCTTGTACAGATCAATTACCCTGATTACAGACTTAGGGTCATCTTGGTTTTCATATAGGGCATCCTGTACCCACTTAGGTTGTTCTTCTGCCCAATTGTGAAACTCATCACTTGATCGTAAGTCATCAAAGTCTGAGTGCATAGAGCGTATCTCATCTTCTGACTTACTGCGCTGGGCTTGTGCTGTAAGCTTGTCTATCTCTTGTAGTCTAGCATCAGCATTCTTAAACTTTTCTTCTGCTTTTTGATTAGCAATAGTTTCTACAATAGAAGCAATCTCTGGATACTTATTAGACCACGCCTCAATGCTTTCATTACTAGCAGGTGGACGAACTGGACCACTAGTCTTTGCTTTATCTAGCTGTGCCTTTAGTTCTTTTAACTCTTCAGACTGCTTGTTTAGGTGGCTGCGTAGATCACTATATCGTTTCTTAAACGATCTCTCTTCTGCAGATAACGCTTCTTCTTTAACTTCTGTATTGGACGCTTCCTCTTGGGAACCCTCTTGTTCTTCTGGTTCTCCCCCTTCAATAAGGGCTTTGAGTTCTGCCTCATCCTTTTCTATACGTTTCTGGTTTGCATTACGCTTTGGTTTAGCTTGTACAAATCCTGCATTCTTTGGTGTTTCCACTTCTGCTAGTTCTGCCATGTTGTATTTCCTTTTATGTTGGGGCCAGCATTATTACCGGGTAGCCTTATAGTTATTTTAACCTGCTGCTGCAGATATTACAGCATCAAACTCTCGTTCTTCATCTGTATCTTTAGGTTTTATAGCACCTGAAACTATGTCACGTATTCTTTGTTCTTGTCTTTGTTTATCTATTTTGTCACCTGAAGCACTTTCTCTTGATTGATCTCTTTCATATTTTTCAGTAGTAGTAAGTGTAGGTTCTGGTGAGGCAGCCGCTGCAGCAGATTCAGTAAATTTAGGAGTTAAACTACCTGAAGGTGTATATGCAGAAACGTCAAATTCACCTTTGTTAGTTCTAGTATCTTGTGTACCGCCAAGAGAAGATCCTGTTGTAGATGCATACCAATCAGAGAAAGACATATCATCTGTTACTACAGACTCAGGTGTAGTAGTACTAGCTGCTCCTCCACCCCAAGTAGATGGGTCAAATAAATTAAAGCTACTGCTTGATACAGGCATAGACATAGCTACATCTTCACCTGCTGTCATTATTATTGTTTGTGTGTCATCGTCAGAGTTATCATATAATGTTTGTATTGTACCCTTTTGTGCATCAGAATATTTTTTTTGTCCTGCTGTATATGTGAAGTCTGTTTGACCTGTTATATTTAAGCCTCCCGCAGTTAGAAACATAGATTCAGCTAGATCTTTTTTGTTAGTTGCATTACCTTCTAGTAAAGAATTTACAGAAAAACTATATACAGACTCTGCTTGTTTTTGCTTAGCTTTTTTAGCTAAGGCAGTCATACCTAAAGCACCTGCAGGACCGCCTATAACACCGCCTACTAAGCTCAATACACCAGACTCTAATGCAGATAAAGATAGGGGATCTTTACCTTTACTTAGATTATCCATCATACTTTTATTGTATGCAGTAAAATCTTCTGGCTCCCATTCATTCGTAGGTTTATTCCAGTACCCATCTCTGGTTTCAACAACTGGACCTTTATCATCATCATCATCACGCTCACGTTGTACTTGCTGTTGCTCTTCTACAACATTCTGTGATACTTCACGAAAGCCAGCAGGTATACGGCTCATAGGTCTACCATTAAAGTAGTATATTATAATCTGTTGACCTGTCTCAGGATTAGTAAAAGTTTTAGACTCAAAGCCCATAAAAGGTGAACCTGTACCACCGTAACGTCCATAGCCACCACCTACAGGTTTAGGTACAGTTATACCTTCACCCGGTACAGCACCACCCTCTTGCATGTTTATAGGTTTATCTCTGTCACCTTTTTCATCATCCATTACTTCTAGTTCATCATCTCTGAAGTAAGATTCTTCACCATCCCTGATACGTTTCCAACCTTCTTCTGCAGACTTTTGTAGCTCTTCAAAAAACTCTGTACCAAAGTAACGTCTAGTTGCAGCATTAATCATAAACTCATTAGGACTAGCATTAATAGGTACATCATCACGTACCTCTTCTGGTTTGGCTCCAAGAGGTGCAGTGTTGCCACTTACAGGATCTTTAGTCTCACTCATAATGAGATCCATTTCTGTTTGTATGGGTTCGTTATTATTAGATATAGATCCACCAACAGCCATATCCGTACCAGAACTAGACGTTAATAAATAATCTTGTTGGCCTGTATACATATCTTCTTCCCCTATTAATCCACCTTGAGCAAATTTTTTACCAAGTATATTTTCTACTTCATCTCTGTATGGTAAATCTTTTACCCCTGCAGCTTCTTGTGCAGATTTTGCTTCTTCTCTACTCAATACTCGTGATACTTTCATATCACCACCAACTACCCATGTATCTCCATCTGCTTGACCATCTACGTATGAGTAGCTACCACCTTTAGGTACTTTATCATTAATGTCAGTACGGCCTCTTTCTTTCATATAAGTAAGTAGCTCATCACTTGTATCGTCTGCCATTTCTACTTCTGCCCAGACTTGATCTTCAGCCCTACGTTTTACGTAGTATTGATCACCACGGGTTCTTATAGCTTTTGGATTGATACCTGCATTAACAAGTTGTTCTGCTTCTTTTTTAGTTATTTTTAAATCCTGTGGACCTAAATGTTCTGCTACAGGATTCATACTAGCATGCCATCCAGGTCTAGCAGCAACAGCAGTCACTTTACCATAGGGTGCATCTTTAGTACGTTTTGTTTTTTCTGTAATGTACCCTGAATCAATAAGTTTTTTTCTTGTTTCTTCATCTGGTATATTTATAGAATCTCCAGTTTTTTTTGTTTTTTCACCCTTTTTACGTTTAGCACCCTTAGTAGGTACGTAAAATCCTTCTTTACCTGCTTTTGTAGTTCCTTTAAAAGCTACATCAGGAAAGTCTGCTTCTAAAAAAGACCCTTGAGGTACTTCATCTGCAGCATTTACAAATAAAGGATATAGCTTGTCATCTGATTGTACAAATAATTTATATGCCTTACGAGTTTTTTTAAAAGGTTCATCTACAACAGAAGATGAAGAAGGTTTTAATTTAATATTTCCACCTAAACTACCTAAAGCATTAGGATCAACTTCAATACGCTTACCTACATCTAAAGCTTTCTTGGCACCTGATCTTATAGCACTGGCTGCAGCATCACCTAATCCTGGAATAAGTCCTATCATTGCTGCACCGCCCAGCGCACCAACTAAAATATAGTTAGGGTCATCTTTCTGTAACTCATCGTAAACTTCTTTAGCTGCCATAGCATCACCAATGATAGGTGTAGCTGAAGCAACAAAGGTAGCCGCATCTTTAAAAGATACATCAGGTACATCTACAGCTAAGTTTTTTGCTTCTTCTGCGTAGCCTAAGTATTCTTCTTCAGTTTGGGCCATTAATTTCATCCCTTAAATAGGTTAATCTACGTAGAGCAGCTATCTCACCTTGAGCACGATATATGTCTTCCATAGACACTGCCTGTTCTAACTTGCGCTGGGCAGTGTCAATCTTTTTGTTTAGTACATCAAGGAAGCCATCCCATAGGGGCTTATCGTTTACGAGTTTCTTTACTATCATTATGTACCAGTAAATCCTTGCTCACCTGGTGTAGGCGCAGTACCTGTACCAATATTACCACCCCCAGCGCCTGTGGTGTCAGCTACGCCAACCCCTGCTTGTTCTGGTGCTGCTCCAGGTGTAGGTGGTGCGGGTGGACCTTGCTCTGCACCTGCAGGGGGTTCAGGCGGTGTAGTAAACTTTTTAAGTATCTCTGCCTGTATAGCAGCGTCACCTAAGGAGTTTGTCACTTTATCAGGATCTAGGTCCATGCTCTTAGCTATCTC